CACTTATTCCTTTCTTTTAATATTTTTCTTAGAGTATATCATTTAAAATAACCCTATTCAATTATCAAAGCACCCCTTTACTCCAGTATCTTCCTCCAAAAAATCAATTCACCCCTCTGTCATCCTAAAATGGGATTGCATTGTGCTGCCCTATCTAACCCGGATAAGCACCGGGGCAGCTCAAAACTGAGCTTAGCTGTTAGTCATTTTTGACTATAACTACTGAACCAGGAGGCGGCGAGATACCGCCCCCCTAAAACTACTGAACCAGTACCTGCAGGTGCAGGGTTGGTTTCACTCAACGCAAAATTACGTTCAGTGACTTATACTCAAAAATTCGGATGTCAGTTTAACTGACTTCTGAAATTCGGATGTGACTAATAGTGACATCCGAAAATTAAATATCATTTTCCACACAAGCGGGGAAGGTGCATAAATTTGAGCGGCTTTCTGACCGATATAAGGCAGGTAGTACCGCTGAATTTTCAGCAGTCAACTTTCCCCAACTTATTGGGGAGACGGCAGCAGGTCTCCCTAAAATGGCGGATACCTCTATTCGCACACTTATGTGCGTAACCAGAGCAATTCTACTGCCGTTAAAATTTACGTCAGCATCTTGATCTCCTCAAAAGCGAGGAAATTGCTCAGAAATGCTCAGCTCTAAAGGTTAACAAATGTCAACACTTCTCTTGCTTCAGTACAGCCGCACTCACAGGTGCACTTGTTGCGCTATGTACCCATAAGCCCCCTGCACTTCTCTTTGACACTCACGAAAAAGGTTAGCAAAAGTTAGCATTTTTACCCTTGTTTTCCGATTATTTCCGCTGATTCCTATTTTCATCCATGTTTAAAAAGTGGTTATTCTATGGGGTTTTCTCGTACCTACGCCCATTTTATTTTCTAACTTTAAACCTAAGGAAAATTTATTTTCACAGATCTGCACTATTGGAAAGAGTCCTCTCTCCCGATTCTCCTATGCTCCTGCTGCCACCTCAAAGGGAGGGGGGCTGTACATCCCCCTAGTATCTCATATTCTCCTTATATCCGAGTTTTTCTACTTCTCCTATATTCTCTATTCCATTTGTTATAAAACAGCTGTATAAGCAAAATACGCGCTCACAGAGGATAATCTTTTCATTTATTACTTGTACAATGCTAATTTCCTTTTTTAGGGTGTCCGAAATGTCCGAATACCTTAGCATTTCTTAATATTTCTGAGCATTTCTGAGCATTCAACCGAGTATTTCCGAGTGCTACCTTAACATTTCTTAACATTAGCTATTATCCTACTACCATCCTAACGCTTCTCTTTCAACTTCGCTGGTCCATGTCCTCTTAAAGCTTTCCACTCCCACATGATGAATCGGTGCAGCAGAGAGATATTCCTCAAAATACCTCTTAAGCTTTCCACACCTGTGTGGAAGCCTTAAAGTTCGCATAGCCTTACTCTCAATAGATCTCACTGCACTTGCACTGATTCCGATACTATCTCCGGCTTCCTGCAAGGTCTTATGTTCTTTATATCTCTGCCGGATTACTTCTGACTGTTCCCCTGGCAGCAGGTCTACCGCTGTCCATAGTTCCTTTGACATGGCAGCAGTATCTAATTGCATGGCAATATCTTCCTCAATATTTATGTCTGCTGCTATTGTATCAGCAATAGATAACTCCTCTTCTCCGTCTATTGGCTCGCTGATACTCTTTATTTGAGCCTTTCTGATGTTCTCTTTAATGTGTTCAATCTTTTCCCTGCTAACACCTAGAAAAGCGCTCATTTCACGCTCTGTCGCTTCTCTGCCGTAGTATTTGCGGTATTCACTAGAAGCTCTTCGGTACTTCTGAATTTCTTCCCTTGCCCCTACCGGGATACGGACCGCACTGCCGCAGTTATCAATATACCGCTGCATGATCTGTTTAATCCAAAACCCGGCATAATTGATGAATGGCACACCTTTATCCTCGTCATAATGTTCTACTGCTGCACATAATCCAATATAGGCCTCCTGCTTTAAATCTTCAATTTCTGCAAAGCCCGAGTAACGCACCGCTATTTTATGAATAAAGCCTTGATTCTGCTGCCACAAAGAAAGCATACATTCCGCTTCATTCTCCCCGGATTTGATCCGGGCAACTAATTGTTCATTTGAATATTCCCCGTTGTTCGTCCGTGGTTCAATATATTTTATTGCTGTTTCATTTGACATAGCAAGCCCACTCCCTTTATAATTAAATTATCGAATATCGGAAACGGGCTTGCTTATTGTGGCAGGCTCTTTTTTTACTTTCTGTATGGGCTACTCATACTTAACTGACCATCTAGATATGAGACATTGATGTACTTCCCTTCTTCATTCCGAAACGTCATACAGAGAGCCTCTCCCTTTTCTCCTGTCTCACGATCTTTAGTTATACAATCTTCCAGATCAATCAAAACACACCGTCTCAACCCTTCCATGTCCTCTGATCCATATACCGGATGTTCTACAATCTTCTCTACCTTTGCTTTCTCCATTCCGAGCCGGAAGGCTTTCTGCATCGCTTCGTACTGATCCACGCTTTCTGCGTTGATCTGCATGATTTCTTCCGTTGCCATTTCTGGAAGCAGTTCGTCCTCTTCTTCCAGATATGCATGCTCTCCAATTAATTTCTTTACACCGTTCATAGCCACCTCTAAAGCACTTGTTACACTTGATTCAGTTTCCTCGCGTTCCTCCTCTGTCATAATTCCGTTGCCGTATCCATTGATTCCTGCTGCAACTTGATAATGTGCATACTCTAAATTATTTAAAATATTTTGCAACTGCACTTCCGCTTCTGTCATTTCAAAAAATAATTTATTCATACTCTTTTCCTCCTATGCTTCTAACATTTGAATGTAATATACCGGAACCGGAATCAATATACCGCCTTCCAGTGTAATAATTCCCATATTTCCTTGAAACTCAAGTAACTCTCCTTTTACTTCATGAAAAGGCATTCCCCTTTCTCCTGTCTTATCTTGTGCATTCATCAAAAGAGAAGCCCACTCTTTCTTGAATAGTATTTTACTCTGTCTAGTCTCCGGTGCTTGTGCCGGGATCATTGCTCTACATTTCTGTGACATTTTTCATCTTCCTTTCCAATTCATTTACAAATGCCAGCACCAAGTCTTTTGAAAACTCTGTTTGATATTTTCGGTAAAAAGAATCACTTTCTGCAATCACCTTCTGCCAATATTCATCCGTCTTTTCTACTTCCCAGTGATCCTGCAACAGCTTCCAAAAGTCTTGAAACATTTCAAATTCTTCACTACCCTTTAATAATCTTACTCTTCCCATACTCTCTTAATCAAACGGCGTCGGTTTCCGCACTGTCTTAAATCCATCGTTTCCCTTCGGTACCTCTTCTGTTTCTTGAAACCTCATTTCATTCCCATCAAAGCGGTATACGATCTTCCCGAGTTCCCCCTGCCGATTCTTGTCCACCTTCAGCCCTTTCCTAGTCTTGTCCTCATTGTCTAAATTCCACAGAAGGATAATAATACTTGCATCTTGCTCAATATCTCCTGCTTCCCTAAGTTCTCCCATTGTCGGCTCTTTCGTTTCTCTCATTTCACTAGTTCGGTTTAACTGTGACAATGCAATGATCGGAACATTCAGTTCCATCGCAAGGGCTTTGATTGCTTTTGAGATTGCCCCTACTTCACTAGCTCGGCTCTGATATCTGGTGTCAGCTCTTACCAACTGCAAGTAGTCAATGATAATACAATCAAGTTCTTGATGTCGGCATTCATTGCGAATTTCAAAAACTGACTTCGTTCCACTACTGACAAGAATGTCCATTTCTTCTAGCGTCCTGTTTGCCTTGTCAAAACGCTCCTTTTCATCTCCTAAGAATTGTATCGCCCTTCTGATGCGATTTAGCCGGATTCCGCTCTGATTGCTTAACAATCTTTCATATACCTGCTTTTCTGACATCTCTAGGTTATAAAATCCAATCCGTTTCCCGGCTTTTGCCATTTCCAGAATGATCTGCGATGTAAAAGCCGATTTTCCT